CCGGAGTTAAATAACAAATTGCCGCTGCTGTCGATACGCATGCGTTCGGTGCCGCTAGTTCTAAACGCATGGTCTGCCGCATCATACGCAGTGCTGACATACGCAGAGCCGCTTCTGTTATAGCTTTGGATGTAGGTTCCAACGCCACCGCCGGGGTAGTTCACGAAGAACTCAAGACCAGCAGCGCCAGCATTAGAGGCGACCAGCTTTGCTTGCGGCGAACTCGTTCCAATCCCCACGTTGCCGCTGCTGTCGATCCGCATACGTTCGGTGGTACCAGTGCGAAACAGCAGTGGAATATTCCCTGTTTCGGCATTGTCCGTAGATGAAATAAATGAGTACTGCCCAACTCCAGCCTCAAAATAAGAACCTAAAACAAGCCTGTTGTCGGCGCTATCTACAACAACCTTTCCAGTGGTTTGTCCAGATGTGTTTTGAACAAACGCATTTCCAACTACATGGAGCTTAAAGCCGCTTTCATTAGTGCTTATCCCAATCCCCACGTTGCCAGACGTATCTAGGCGCATTGCCTCAGAGCCGCCTTCACCAAAGGCAATCGTATCGGCGGCGGGGAAGAATATCCCCGTATTCGTGTCGGTGCCTTGCACAGCCGGGGTGCCAGCAGAGCCGTCAACGCCCGCGATACCCGTGGAACCTGAGATGGTGATTGGCATTAGTTGGCCTCCTCAACAATAAGCACCCAAGTCAATGCGGCTTCGTCCCAATAATAGAAATGTTCTTTATCGCCAGGATAGGGAATAGGAGCTTCCCATTGGCAAGAACTTTCGTTTAGTACCCAGGATGGGTAAGGCTGCGGCGGAATAAACGCATCCCGCCCCGCGTCATAGCTAAAGCCCGCGCCTGCATAGTTTTTCCTAAAGCTCCCGCTGTAGCTTGTCTGAAACCAGTAGGTATCAGCGCCAAACAAAGACTGGCAAAACGCCACTCCAATAGGCTCGCTTTCTGGAAAAGGTAAATTCTGCACATCATCGTTATTAACTACAATGACTTGTAGCACGATGTTGTTTTCATCAAGCTGCGCGAAGTGTGCCATTAGAAGGTGATGCTCCCCGATCCAGTCCACCGATAGATGCGAAACCCTCCAGTAACGGTAACTGTTGGTGAACCTGTTGTAGCTGTTGCGGCAGGGTATACATCTGAATATCGGATGATGACTACCCCAGAACCGCCTGAACCGCCTGAGCGTGTTCCGTTTTCGGGTCGAGCCGCTGCGCCGCCACCGCCGCCGCCCGTATTAGCTGTGCCACTGGAACCGGCTGCGTTAGAAAGATTATTACCACCGCCCGCACCGCCGCCACCAGCACCGCCCGCCCCCCCGCCGACGAACTCATCACTCCAGCCACCGCCGCCACCGCCGCCCCCGGCACGAGTTACGGAGGTTCCAGTTATTGATGATGCCGTACCAGCGCCACCGGCACCGCCTGAGGTGTCCACCCCACCAGAAGCTGCCCCAGTTGCACTCGCACCGCCACCACCACCACCAGTTCCGAATCCCGTCCCATCATTATCAGAACCGGCGCCACCAGCATTACCTTGCCCAGAGGTACCCGAGCCTCCCGTTATCCCGGTTGTAAAACCGCCACCGCCACCGCCTGACCCGCCAGTACCGCCATTACCGGAACCGCCGCCGCCCCTGCCGCCGCCTGTTGAAGTTATGGTACTGAATACAGAATTAGAACCTTGTACGCCATTTCCATTGTTGCCGGTTGAAGCTGCCCCCGCGCCAACGGTAACTGTTATTGCCGAACCTGCCGTAACAGCAAAACTTGTAGCTGTTCTATAACCACCGGCGCCGCCGCCGCCACCGGCATGGCCACCACCACCGGAACCCCCACCTGCGATAACGAGATATTCAACATTTGGGGTTACTGTTGCACCTATACCCAGAAATGCCTGCTGAATAGTCATCAGGTCAGACCCGCACCCGAGATCACAAAGGTGTTGGAGGCAACACAAAGAATCGTGCAGATACCACGCTGCGCCAGTGTCCGGTTGCCTGTCGTGGCAGTGCCACCCAAATACATTGTGACGCTGCCGCCCTGCGTGATAGTCTGGTTGCTGGCACTGTTGTTGTAGATGCTGATAGCATCACCCGCGCTGAAGATGCTGGTATTGACCGTCACACCGCCCGTGGTGATGGAGATGTGCTTACCCGCATCGGCAGCCACCAAGACATAAGCGCCGGTCTGCGCGTTCTGCACGATGGTGCGAACATTACCCTTGCTGTCACTAATTGATCCAGTAGCGGTGATATTACCGCTCCCATCGGCAGCAACTACAGATCCCGTCGCGGCTGGCATCGTGAGTGTAAAATCACTCGCCGTGCTGGGCGTGGTCAGGGTGACGCTGCCGCCACCTGTGGAGTTAAGCTTTACGGGCATATCACACCACCGTCCAAGTTGAGCCTGAAGGAACGGTCACAGTCGCGCCGCTCGCCACAGTGATTGGTCCAAACGAACCGGCATTCTGACCGGCAGGAATTGAATAGCTGGTATTCACGGTCTGACCATTCAGATAGAACATCTGATCCGCGCCGCCACCCGTGGCGCCACCGCCAATGGAACCCCATGCGGTGCCATTGTAGCCCTCAAAGCTGGTGGTGCTACTATTGAACCGCAAATAGCCCGTGGCGCCGGTAGGGCGCTCACCAGTGGTTCCCACAGGTACAAGCATAGCATCAGTAGCAGCAATAGAGAATTTGACGCTCAGCGTAGCAGTGCCGATACCAACCCGATCCGTAGAAGCGTCCACGAAAAACAGATTGGCATCGTTGTCACCCTCGATGCGGGTATCCTTATCAGCACCAGCATCATTGATAACTACGGCACCGTTAAGGGTGCTATCACCCGTGACCTGCAAAGTCCCGGTTAGCCCGAATGTACCGGTAGCAGAGGCGTTATTAACCTCCAGCTTGTCGCTGTTCAGGTTCGTAAAGTTGGTATCTACCTCAGTATTAGTGAGGGGAGACCCTTTACCTGCACGGGTAACGATAGTGGTCATTGGAACCTCGTTATGCCGAGAGGGTCACGGTCCAAGTGATCTGAAGGGTATCGGAAGCACCCTTATTAACCACGGAGAAAACGGTGCGGCAGAGCATAACGCCAGAGCTAGAAGCGTTGAAGATACCCGCTTCAGTCACAGCTCCCGAGGCTTCGCCGGGATCAAACGTGGTAATATAAACGATACTCTCGTCATTTGATCCGGTTCGCGTGGCACTACCGAAAACCTTACGGGAACCGAGTGGGGTTTCCAAGGCGGTATTCCCTGCGGCAGCAGCCGTAGTGCCAGAGCCGAGCCCCATGTGGCTCATAACGCCCTGCGATGTGCCAACCATACGGGCAGTAATATGCCCAAGGCCGGTGTTCACCACTAGGTTCTTAACCTCACGGGTTTCCTTGACTCTGCCATCAGCACCCTTGAGGACGATAGTGAGGCGTCCCGTCAAGCCTAACTTCTCAACCGTTCCCATCATATCGCTCCTCAAGTGAAGGTACGGGATTCACCCACATAATCCTCAGCAAAGTAGTCAAACGCGCAGTAATCCTGCATTTGCAGGATACCGCTATCTGAAGCTACCGGTTGTTCTATAATAGCAAGCCTAGCTGACAAAGCAACAACATCTGTCAGAGAAGGTGCTTCAGACAGACCCTTAGTAAAAGCCGTTGTTGCGGCATCAGCCAAAGCCGCTAGCTCGCTAACAGCCTTTGTATAATCCCTAGTAGCTGTGTCTGATAGGGAAAGAGCCTCGGAAGGCGTCTTACCAACCAAAAGTACCGAACTTTCCGAAATGGTGCTACTATCCGTAAAGGTCTTAAACCTTGTCATCACGATGTTATCAACAAGTGCGACCGCTTCGGTTAAAACCTTAGTGAAGTTTATATAGAACGGAACAGCAACATATCCGGGCTCTACATAATCCTCAGCAAAATAGTTCTGCCCCTCAGTGATGGAAACCGAATCAGAGGGGGAGACAAACTTGAAGAATTGGCCCAGCGTGGTCCGTATGCGGATATAAGGAACCAACAATGCTGCGCTTATAGTACTAGCCTTGACCGCAGGATTAGCTACTGCGGCCCTTATTATGGCCCTGATACGGACAATGGTAGGGTCTGCCCTCACGCAAACTGATCTCGTATCCTGAACTTCAGGACATCATACACAGTTTGCCGTATGCCGGAGGAAAAGACTATCTCAATCTCACCATCATAATCACCCGGAGTCTGGTTAAGGTCCGAAGACCCCCAAACCACGAAAGCAATACCTTGGGTTGAGGTTGCCCCGGGGATAGTCATAGCCCGGCTAAGCACCACGGTACCCGTAGCCAAGGATTTTAGGTGCAATGTGGCTGTAGCACCGCTCAGGTTGATAGCTGCACCCGTAGCATCGTCAGTCAGGGTAACCTGAATCTGAGGCCCGGTATCGTTCTTAACCAAACGGATGCGGGTATCGGTTATGCGGGGGTCCATGGGTCACTCCTACGCAAACGGTGGGAACCGCACAGACATGGTACCCCGGAACACACCTAGATTGGCCTGAGCCCGAGCCTCACCCATAGTGAAGACGAACTGCTTGGCGTGGTAAGTAGCCAGCTCGCGGTCAGCCCACTCAGTCTTTGGCATCACCAGAAGGTTCTGAAGGGCCGAATGAAGGATTGGCAACTCATACTCGTTAAACACAGATTCATCCATCTCAAGCGCACTGCGAGATGGTTTGAGGGCATAGATCATGCGGAGGCTGTAGGTTACAGCCGCGTCAGGCGCGGGTAGTACTACATACCGATAGGTATCCACCTGGGCAAGCGACCGAGGTTCAGTCCCATTCTCAGCAATAGCTGTGCTGGTGGTCGAGAGAATCGGCCATTTGGGGTAGAGCTTGGTGGCATTATCTAGGGTCAGAATCTCAAGTGGGGTATCGTTCAGGGTGGCAGATAGGACTGCCTGCACCTGCGTATCATCCGGCTTATTGAAGGAATACTGATAAACACCCGGGGTCAAGCTAAACGCGGGCTGTTCGTAGCGCCACACCAGGGCACGCTCACAGACGCGAATAGCCGCATCACGAATATACTGCACCACCAGAGGGTAAGGGCACCCTGGGACGCTTGCGCTGACCTTAGCAGACAGCGTGGAGAAAGGGCGAGTGGCCATCAGCGGTTACCCCCGGCAGGCGGGCGCTCATTATCAAGGATAGCTTGTTGCTGGAGGTCAACCCCCAAAGCCTGCGTAAAGGAATCCAAAAACAACTTGGCGCGGTTGGAGTTCACATGCTCATCATCAATCGAGGAAGCAAGGAACACAACGCCATCAACGACCACACCGAGGTAAGTGTCCTTCAGATACAGGATGGTTTGGTTGATTGTGTACGTTGTAGGTTCAACCACGTACTCCACGGTAGCCGTCAGATTGGCAATAGGCCGGGGGTAGAGGAAGAACTTGGTAGCGTTCCTCGGGTGGCGGATGAAGTTAAACGGGATTCCGGCAGGATCAGATACCCATTGCGGATAAGCCCGTTCAAGAATTTCCCGCTCAACTTCATTCACCGAATTGTAGTTATCTATATAGAAAATCTGAACAAGCCGATGAGCATCCGATGGTAGGTCCTGAATGACCGTATTACCAGTGAGCGAAACACTTGTGATATTCGTAAACAAAGTCGGACGAAACACCGCCATCCGCTTTAGCGTCTGGTTCACATACCCAACAAGGTCTGTGTCGCTATAGCGATACGGTGATTGTGTATCCTGAAGGAGCTTGCGCGCCTCCACGATTACGTCCGAAGGTGTCACGTTGGCAGACCCTTAGAAGCCTCAGCATTGAGAGCTTCATTAGTATAACCCGGTTCTTCTGGGATGTCAGCCGTAAATAAATTCACAGGTTCGGCTTTCTTGCGAGTGCGTTTAGCAGACACAGCTTCAATCGCCGCAACCGGGATGAATCGCTCGGGATAAGCCTCCTCCTCAGTCACCTCATACAGAATCGGGTTCTGAGCCAGAATGGGGTCCCACTCAAAAATCCACCCATCCTTACGGCTTTTAAGGTATCGGATAGTCATTCACTTCTTCCTTCCAGAAGGGGTAACGGGCCACGACTGCCGGGCAGGGCCTGTCTTACGCGCCGCCATAGTCTGCTTCTGTGAGGAAGTCATCTTAGCGGCTGCGGCCTTTGGCCTGCAAGCAGGATACCCGCGAGTATCCTTGGCACCGGATCGACCACATGGCTTCCCGGTCTTTACATCAACCCACTTCTCACCAAACCACTTACCGAGACCGCCCTTAGCCACGTTTGGATACCCGGTTGTCCGAGCCTCCCCACGTTCCGCCGCGCTTCTTATACTCCTTGGCAGCCCACGCATTAGCATAGGCGCTCGGGTACACCTTGAACTTAGCCTTGGCCTCAGCCTTCACGCGAGACCAAAGGGAGGGGTTCTTGGGGATCGACGCGGCCATCAGCAGTTCCA